GGAAACTATTTCCGTAATAATCAACTACAACGATGTAAGGACGAGAAACTGCAAGAATTTGCAATTCTGCTTGAGTCTTAGCATCTAAAAATGTTAATGTCAAAGACAATGTTTGAGTATAAAATGTAGTACCATTTTCTCTTGAACTGGTTACAGTTGTTTCTAGACTAGAATTACCTTTTACATCATATTGAAACCAAGTAGGAGCAGGGTCACCATTTGCGATAACTGCTATTTTAGTATCCCCATTGACAGTAACACTATTAATAGTGCCAAAGTTTGCAAATAGAACTGTTTTTATGCCGCCAAAAGCGGACTTACAAGGAACTTTCCGTCCCGTTGTTAATACACAAGCCATATGTTTTTTGTTTTAAAAAAAAAGGGTGAGCGGATTAATACCACCCACCCCTTTCTAAATATTATTAATTTATTAAGCGTACTCGACAATGTCAGAAGCGATTCCGAACTGAACAGCAGAGGTAAATCTCATTACCATTCTCACGTTGTTTGAAGCATCTAAGTCAGTCATATCTAAAACCTTAACAGCATTAGTGTCATTCAACAAACCAGTACCAAAATACAAGTTAGAGCGTTGAGCAACATACATTTTGTTAGCCTTCATTCCTGGGCATACAAATACTTTAACACCGTTGATAGTCAAACTTCCGTTGTTCCACCATTGAGTTCCCATATTTGAAACACCATTTGCTCCTAATCCTTGAGCGGCAAAACCACCAAGAGCTTGAACATAGAATTTAGCTGCTGCTGAACCAACGTAAAGGAATAAATCTTCTTTACCGTAAAGTGCTGCTGGAATTGCATCAACTACTAAACTCATTTGAGCAATAATATTTGCTGCTGAAAGAGTTGCTGCTGTTACTTGTTGAGCTGCTGGAATATCTCCTGCTGCTGCTGCTGTTGCAATTATCTTTTCAAAACCGTCAAACGAGTTATTACTTGCCGCAGTCGTATCGCCTTGCCAAATACAAAACTCCGTGTTCTGAGCTACTTCACTTGCTACGTGAGCAATCATAAAGTCAGAGAATTTTGGTGGCAAAGACTGACCTAAACCATAACCCATTGATTGACTTTCCCAATCGTTTACAAAGTCATACTTACACAATTGTAGATTTACTTGCAGTTCAACTGGCTGAATGATTCTTTCAGTAAGTGTTACAGAACTGTTTGGTGCAAAATCACAAGATGCAGGACTTACTAGGTTACCAGTTGCCAATTTCTTGATTACCTCTTTAAAAGAGATGTTAGCTTTTACAGTCAAACCACCGTCATCAATAGTTGATGCGCTTAGAAGAGCTGCCGCAATGTACTCACCTGCAAATTCACCTGCGTAGCTTGTAGTGATATTTGTTGTTGTAGCTAATGCTACACTTCTTGAATTACTCATATTCGTTTTGATTTATTTATTTAATGTTTATCCTTCTGATGCCCAGATTCCCTGACAACCTATGATGTACCATTCTGTTAAACTTACTGCTCTTAAAGCACACCAGTCACCTTGTATAGATGTTGCCTTAGTGTTTTCCCAGTCTTTACCAAGAACTCCACCTGCTACAACTACTGAACCTGCTAAAGTAACCGCACCTACAATTTTGTTTGAATCATCAGGCGAAATAACTACTTTGTTGTTTCCTGCTGCACCTGAATTTCTAAAGAATATTGTACATCCTAAATTCCCTGCTGTAATTTTTGGAATGCCGATAGTCAAACCATCAGTTCCTACATTGTGGTCAGAACCTATATCACCTTCAGAAATATCTCCTGTTGCTGTATAGTAAACTTGACCTACTTGATTGTACTCAACATCGTTTGATGTATAATTAAAAGTTCCCATTGATTTGTTTATTTATTTAATTTACTTAATACTCTGTCCATTGTTGTTGCTCCCATTCTGCCTTTAGCAAATTCCACTTTTTTCTTAGCGGTTTCACCTTCAGGGTTGTGTTTGATAGGAGCAGCAGATGCTTCTGAAAATTCTTCTTTAATAGTGCGAGACTTCAATGGTTTTTCAACAGACATTTCTTCTTCTGTTTCTTCCATTTTAGATTCCTTGTCTCCTTTTAAATCAGCAATTGCATCTTCTAGGTTTTGAATACGTCCCATCATATCGCGCATCATTTCATCCTCTTCAGCATAGCCTTCTTTCTTGCCATCTTCTTCTAAATCAGAAGTAATTTCTTTGCCTTCTTCTTCCATTTCCTTTGCAGGAACTTCGTCAGATACTTCCCTAACGTCAGCAATCATACCTTCTTCAGATACAACCATTAAACGGCTATCCTCAAGGATATATTCACCTACTGGCATTGCTACTTTTTCATCATCTGTAACGATGAATACTTCTTTGCCTTCTTCAAAGGATTCGGCTGTAACTACAGTACCGTTTTCTAACTTCATATCCTCAAGCTTGACCTCAAGGTTTAAAAGTGTTTTAATTTGATTTAACATTTCGGTTGATTTCATATAATTATATAACGGGTTAATAATTCAATTTTGTATTTTCATTTAGGTTCTAGTAATAACACCGATGCCCTGAGCCCTCATAGAGCCATCACAACATTCGATAGAATACTTATTACTATCCCAACATAAACAAGCGCGTCCGCTGCCTTTAGGAGATGTCCTGCTACCTATAAACGTGCCGTTGTTTCTGTTATTTTGTCGCATCCTCAGAGGTTAAAAGGTTTACTATTTCCTTAATAATTTTGTCATCTTCTGATAAGTCTTCTTTAGCCTCTTCTTTAGGTTTGCCCATCTTGTCAGCAAAATAACCTTCAATTGAGAAGCCTTTGACTTTATTTGTTTTAACATACTCTTGCCATATTTCATCATTATTAACTTTAACAGCACCCATCCAAGTTCCTACAGGCACATTGAGTCCGTACTTTCTTGACTTGTCCATTACCTCATCTTCGACAATCCAACTCTCAACTAGAGTTAGCCCTTGTAATGTTTCTGAGTGTTCTAGGGTTGATTTATTTTGATAGCCATTTTTAAGGTACATCTGAGATGCCTTAACTATAGTATCCTTTGAGAAGAAAATGTAATACTCACCCTCTTCACCGTTGCGATATATTGGCTTGTTAGGAATTAACAAAGCACCAAGCAATATCTTTTTTTCCTTATCAACCTCAGCAAGTTTTATCTCTTCAGCACTTAGTGCTACAAAATCAGATTCAATAGCAGGGCTTTCTACAATAGAAATTGCATCAATACCACTATCTTCTTGCTCTTCGTCAAGTATTAATTCTATAATTCTCATACTAATATAACGTGTTTAAAATTCAATTTTATATTTAACCTACTGTTGCACCTGTAATAATGTTTCTCTCTAGGCTTTGAGCTGTGGTCACATCACTAGCTACTACAAAGGTTTTTATAGGTTGCTTACTTTGGCTTCCTATAGCATCCGCTAATTGGTTTGTGCCACTTGCCCCTACTGTATTAAACTCAGGGATTCTTGGTGTTGCAGGTGCGCCACCTACTGAGCTGCTTGGTGGTGTACTATTGCCTACAGGTTTTGTACTTGCTATCTTTTTAATATTAACCGCTGCAAAAGCACCCGCTAATCCTGCTTGAATAAATGGATATGCAGGAAATGCCGCTGTAACAGGACTGAGACTAGCTGTTGTAAACGCATTTTGAACTGCTTGAAAACCGCTAATTGTTGCTTGACCTATTGCCATAGCTTTTCCTATTTTGCTGCCCTCTCCTGCTAACTCACCTACTAAGGCAAAACCTTGCTTTGCAGAATCTAGCTTGGCATTCATTACATCTTTATCTTGTTGCTTTTCAGCTAGAGCTAGTGCAGTATTATTAGCCTCTTCTTGCTGCCTAGATGTCTCCATAAATTGGTCTAAAGCTATCTGAGCATCTATCTTAATTTGTGTTTCTGCGTTTGCGTTATCTACAACACTTTGAAGCCTAGCTTGTTCTTGTGTTTTTTCTAATTCAAAAACCGCTTTCAACGCTTCTAATCTATCAACATCATTTATAATCTGCTCCGCATTAAATCGTTGTTTTTCTATTGAAAGTAAAGATGCGCTTTCTAGCTGTGCATTATTTAAGTCTATTAGCTCTTGCTGTAAACCTGCCTCGTTTACCCTTTGCTCAGATAAGAAACCTGTTGCCGTTGCAAGTACACCCGCTACTTCAGCTTGAGCACTTAAAACAGCTACATAATCTTCGTTCTTACCTGTTAAGTCAAATTGAGCTTGTGCGGCTGCCAATACAGCGTTTGCATTAGCTGTCATTTCTTTTTCTTGATCTTGCAAGACTAACTTTAACTCTTCGTTTGCTGCAATTCTTTCATCTATACTAAGTCTAGTGTCATCACGAATTTGTCTTAACGATTCTGCTTCTCGATCATATTGCTCTAGTAATATTCTGCTAGATGCTTCTGCTATTTCAGCATTTTTCTTTAGCGCCATATTAGCCTTAGCAGTTTCTATGGCAGTTTTTACACTAACCTTACCAAGCCCTTCAACTATCTGACCACCGATAGCTCCGACCTCTGAAACAGCCTCACCTATATTTGTGACAATACTTTTACCTGCATCTACTGCCTCAGTAGCTACTTCTCCTATGGTTGCTTTAGTTTCTGCTATGCCTTCTTGTAGAGCTTTAATTGTTTCGGGGTCTTTACCGCCAAAAAAGGACTGCTCCCAAGCTAACTGTGCGGATTGTAAGGCTAGTTTAATGGCGTTAAAACTTAATTTTAAAGGAGTAATAGCAAGAGTTAACAGACTGCTTACAACCTTTCCTAGTGCATCAAAATTCTCAGTAGCTGAAGAGACAGATTTGTAAACATCAGTAAATACACCTAGTATCTGATTAAAGATAATCTGTGCTGTCTCAAAGACGGTATTAAGCGCAGTCATTACCTGTTGATTTTCCTGTATAGCAGAAGAAATAAATTCAAACGCTTTCTGTATTAAAAACAGAACACCCGTTGCAGCCCCAAGGGACTTCATCGAAACACCAACTTTCTTTACACCCTTTGCGCTGCCTTCAGCACTTTTCTCAACAGACTCTAATGATTCTTTTGTAGCCTTGTTTCCTTCTGCAACAGATTCCTGAACATCTTTAAGTTCCTTTTGGAGCTTTTCGATGTCCTTTATTGCATCCTTGTATTTTAACTCAAATTCTACTTCTATTTTTTCCATCTCTTCTGCTGTTTTATTTGTTTAAATCCTTCACGAAAAGATTCTGCTAACTTGTATTTACCTTGAGCTATCTGTATTCTGTCGGTCTCACCGTCAACCACTTTTAAAAGCTCTATAATATTCTTTATCATACCTTGTTTAGTAATTCCATTTTACTCTTGCCGCTTTGTAGGTTAGTAGTAATGGAGTTGATTATAAAAGTGTTTGAGTTGATTGTAAAGGTGTCGTTTAGTTTAAAGTTGTATATAATCCGTAGAGGCAAATAAGAAGTAATTTGAGTAATTCTTCTGCTAGGATTAAATACGTCAATAATGTATTCACTATGGTATACAGCAAAAAGCGTATCTGTAAATTCATCAGAACCAAAATCATATTCATTTAATTCTAAACCAAAATTTATGTTTTGTTTTCCTACTGAGGGGTCTTTAAACAAGCTGTTAGATGGAATCCAATATTGGTTAACGGATACAGCTAATGTTGGTGTCTCTTGAAAGCTCAGACTTTCAGTACCTGCACCACCTTGCTTTACTCCATAAAAAATAACAGGCTTACCGATATATGGTTGTTCGTTTTCATTTACAGACCAACCCCATTGTATAGTAGTAAAAGATTGAGCAGCTACGCCTACATTAATTAACCTCTCATACTTCATATGTTCAAATGGAGCAATCACTTTGTATACTTCGGTTGAGGCGTTAAAGTTTAACCCTCCTGCACCATCTCTATCTGTACCACCTATGTAACTTAATGCACCCCAAGGACTACCAAACAATTGATTGTGTTGTTTTGCTAGATACGTTCCTGTGCCCTCGTAAGCATATACAACTTCTTTGTATGGTAAAGCTATGTTTACCGTTCTAGCAGTTGTGTCTACATATTCAGAAATATTATAATCAATAGGCGCGTCTAAGCCGCTTACATCTGCGGAAGTATAGTAACTATTAGAAACACCTGAAGTTGCTTCTAACGGCCTTACAACGATAACTCCGCTGTCATTTACATACGCTACTAGGTTAAACATTTTAAATAAACCTGTCAAAAAAGAAATTATGCTAACGTCAGGTATTTGATTAGTTATTTGAAAATCAAATGTTGCTTCAGCAGACAAGTTGTTTGCTACTGTATCATTATAAGACGTAGCACCTATTTCACCTACTATGTTCCAAGAAACAGAATTAAAACTTAAAGCCGATTGATGTCTTATCGTTACGCTGTAAACTCCATTGGCAACTAGGAAAGGAGTAACAAAACTTCTTGTACCTGCTGATTCTGTTGAAGTAAATACTGGCGTTCCGTTTAAATTTAAAATTAAGATATAAGGTATTGCTGCAGAACTGCTGTTTGGTGTTGCAGTAATGTTACTTATTAATATTTTATTTGAACCTGTTACGAGAATAGATGGGATTGTAATAGTGGAATACCCCATTATGATTTGACTAGGCGAACCTGTCCACCCAACTACTCCTGTTTCAAATGTAGTTATCTGTGAAGGTGGTTGTACTGAACCGCTTTTACGGTGTAGCCACATATACAATTTGTAAAAAGTAAGATTTGAGGTATTAAAAAAATCTGTGGAAAACACTATGTTGTTTGCGTATCCGTTTGCAATAGTATATTTCAGCTCTATTTCTTCAATCAATTCATATAGCCTTATGGCATATTTTAACTGATCCCAGTATACTCCTTTTGCGTTTTCAGCTCGATAGTGTACATTATTACTATCAACAACTAACTCACTAGAGTCATAGAATAGTCTGTCTGTGTGCGTTATTAACGGAGTTATAATGTAGGCATTTGCTCCAGCCGCTTGTTGTAATTTTGACTTTATTCCTGCGGTGCTATATGTTAAATCCCATTTTGCATTACTAAACCCTAATGAACCTAAATTGTCATCGCCTATAATGTCAGATAATTCTACTGTACTTCCAAAAAAAGTAATCCTGTAAGTATGAGCAAGATTATTTTTAATATCAACCCCCTCTAACTTAATAAGTCCGCTTTGAAACGGTAAAGTGTTTAGCTCTATTCTACCTACTTTTTTCTTGCGTGCATCGTAGCCATTTACTATGTTAAAATTGTAATAATGCTTGAATATCTTGTTGTTATTTTTACTAGCAGGAACAGAAAAGGTTTTTGAAAATGCGGTAAATACCTTATCTATTTCCTTTACGTTTTGAATTGTCTGTGTAAGCGAAACCGTTTCGTCTTTAAACAAATCGAGCCTATCACTTTCAATATATAGCTGTAACTGCTGCATCTATCTTACGTTGTTTATGTAGTCAAAGGCATCTTCAAACTCAATAGTGTATTCTATTAACCTATCATTTACTGAGGTCTTGTAGGTCATACTTGAATTTTTAACCACCACAGGAATAATCTCAGGCGTGTTTGGTTGTTGTATGCGCTTTCTAGTAATCCATACGTTCTCGCTTAATAAAAGCTCCTCAAAGTATTTATTGGCAAATTCAGGATAGTAACCACTTGAATGTATGTGGGTTTGTTTGGCCTGTGTGTTTAGTATTTTAACAGTAGGGTCTGATTGTGAGTAAGTAGGTGCAATCGCCTCAGCCGAGTAAGCCAAAGTATTAGCCTTATAGCTTTCCTTTGTTTTTACCATTGTTTTAACTTCTTTAAGGAAAAACCACAAATCCTGTAACACTCCAAATCTGTTTACAAAAGTGACCTTAGTTCCTACACCGTATTTTGTGCAGCTTATTCTCTTGATGGTTAATAATATGCCGTCAACCGTTTTGCTTGTGTCTGTCGTGCTGTAAGCCTGATAACTGATAACTCCATCCGCAGCCATAAAACCTGCAAAACCTGAAAAACCTTCAGGAACAAATATCACAAAGTCATCGTTTGTAGCCGCTGTTGACGGTGTCTTTTCTGCTAACAACCACGTTGCTTGATTGTCTGCTCGGTTACGATATGGAATAGTAGGGTTAGTAAGTGTAAGTGCGGAAAAATCAACAAAAAGAGTATAGCCTTCGTATCCATCACCACCTAAACTATTAAATGGAGCTCCAAATATTATATCGCCTCCTGCGTTTGGTTCGGTGTAAAAACCTATGGTAGAAGTAAAAGTAATTTTTTGCGTTGTAGGAGTTGCCGCTGCATCATCTGATATTGTAAAGGTCAAGAAATCTCTGAGTAGCTCTGAAATTTCAAATGTTACAGGTACATTTTGTAAAGCTGGTTTTACTATTGTATATTTCAAAACCCCTCCTACATAAAGCAAAAGTTTAGCTGACTTTACATCACTTGAATTAATGCTTTTTTGTGAGAATAGTGGGGTTCGTAAACCGTAGTTTTTAATTGGCATAATTTATTTTCTTATTCCTAGTATTATTGCATTCTCAACATCTAACGCAAAAGACTTAGCTAATTCAGGAGATAGTATTTTTAATCCTTTTTCAAGTGGCTTAGTAAAAAACTTGTTACCTCTTAATCCTTGAGCGTATATGCTTTTTTGTAAAGCAAAACCCATAGACCGATTGTTTCCTTTTTGATATTGTCCTTTTGCGTTTCTAAATCTTATGTTCTTACTCTTTGCCCAGTTTGCTAGTATCTGCATAGGGGGCATTTTGTTTGTATACTTAAATTTACTGTTTGGGGCTTTCTGTTTTCCACCTTTTACTAGGGATGGATTTGCGCCCTTTACTCCTTCGTCAACGTATGCACCGTACTCTTCCATTAGAAAAGCCAACAGGAAGGCATCTGATTCAGTATCTAGCACATATTTAACAGAGTTATATAAGTCTCCACTACCCTTCTTGTCTTTGGTAAGGTTAGACTTTGCCTGTTGCACTACATACTTAGCATACTTGTTTAGAGCTTCTTCTATGTTTTCAAACTCCATTAGCAGATGTATATATCGTTGTAAATCATAACATCCATAGTAGCTGACCATCCTGCAAGTTGATTCTCAAACCTGTCATAAAAGGGAGTAAGGTTAGGGCTGCCATCTAGCTGATACATCTCTGTATAAAGTGTGCCCATTCTAAGGCGTTGTATTAATCTATTAAGCACAGCAAGTTGAGTATTCAATATATCTTGTACATCGTTATTTCCCCTAAACCTGTCAGCCGTTGGTTCTTTAGATTGATCTACAATATCACAAGCAAGAACTGTAATGTTAAACCTTAGCACCTGCTCTTCGTCAATCACATTATTAATTATAATATGACCAAGCGGAAATATGTCCTGCTTGTTTAAGTTGACGTCTGAGATGTCTCCTGTGGTTACTGTGTTTATGTTTTGGTCTTGTAGTAGCTCTGTTTTGATTGTTTCAGTTAGCTGATAAAAACCCCTTACACCTTGATTTGCCATTATTTAAAGTTCTTTTTTATTTGTTTTGCCTCTAGTTCTGCTTTTTCTTTCATATACTCCAAGCTATACAAACACGTATGCAAGTTTAATTTAGTGATATCTTCAACTCTTGTAATATTGCCTTGAGCGAGTCCTGTGAATAGGCTTTGATACCATCCCCACTTTCTTGAAAAAGATGACTGTGCATCGAGCTGTCCTTCTGATGTTGATCCAAATAGTCCAGCATAGTTTTCGATAAGTCTATCCCTAAATTGTATAAAAAAAAAACTGCACCTAAAACAATATCCACAGGTATCTCTGTCAGTTTGTCTTTGGTCGTTACATCGTAATCCTTAATAATGTATTTCTGACCTAGCTTTTCTTTAACAGGTCTGTATAGTACATTCATTGCTATATGAATATTTTCCCAATCACCCATATAAGTATCTAAGTCTATATACTCACCTAATGACATATCGTCAAAGTCTGGTATAATACCATAATCAATACCCCCTAGTTTAAACGTCCTTATAAGCTCAGGCTGCGAGTTTAACATATCGTTTAATATGTCTATAACCCTATTGGCACTTGAGAGCTTTAGAAGCCTTACTGATACAGCATCTAGATTGCAGAATATCTCGATCATCTTACATTGCAAGAAATAGGGGTCATCATTGTTCTCTTGTATTTTTAAGAACTTTTGATACTGCTTTAATGTAATCTCAGCAAGGCTGCTTGGTATGTTGATTTCAGCTTTCATATATATATAACGTGTTTTAATGTACAATTTTGCACTACCAAATCTAATAAAAAAAAAGGCAGCCATTTCTGACTGCCCTCTGCGTTAACTTTAGTGTAGTTTATTTAATGACGATTACACCCGTGTATCTATTTGCTTAACAATTTCGTCCTTAAACTCTTTGGCTAGTCTTGACCAATTAACTGTTTCTGAATGGTACTCACCGCTTACTACAATCTCTATGTTTTCAGGATCGTAAACTGCTTCGTAATCTGAAGGTGTATCGTAGTCTCCTTTGTCTCCTGCGTATCCTACTGAACCACTAACGTATACTGTTTCGCTGCCGTATATAAAATCAAATTCAAAGTCCATTTATAATGTTTTTTAGGTTGTTACTGATTTCCTTAGATTGAGTCTTTGCCGTTACTATCTGACCATTTTCTTCTTTGGTAGT